CCGAGGGCCTGAAGCAGGAGCGCGTTGTGCTCCTCCTCCGGCTTGCCCTTCGGGCCGGGTGCGGGCGGGCGCGCACCGCCGTCGAAGCCCTGGCGGTCGGGCCGGCCCTTGTCCCCCAGCAGCTTCCTCAGCTCCTCGGCCCGCAGCTCCAACTCCTCCCGGGTGGCCCCGGAGAGGAACTGGACGGCGGCCGGATCGAGACCGGCCTCAGCGGCAACCTCGTAGCGCAGGAGCTTCAGCTCGGCCTCGGCGGCGCGCTGCTCGGCGGAGGTGGCGCGCGTGTTCAGGCGCTCGGCCTCCGACTTGTCAGCGTCGGCGTGCTCGGTGAGCTTGTCCTCGGCCTCGGACAGCTTCGAGCGGAGCCCGGCTGCCTCGCGGCGGAGCTGGCGGACGTAGGCCTCGGAGTACGTCTTGCCCTGGGGCTCCTGGCCCTCGTCGGGCTTGCCGTCTCCACTGGGCTCCTGGCCCTCACCAGCCGGGGGCTCCTGGCCCTCGACGGTGCCGGGGGGCGTGGCATCAGCCATCGGTCCCTCCTGTCGTCATGTCACTCGGCGGCGTGGTGCCGTCGGGCGGCGGCGGGGGAGGCGCATCAGCGGAGGCCTCGGCCGCCGCGAGCGCCTCCATCTCCGCCACCTGCTGCGGCGTGTACCCCAGCTCAAGCCAGAGCACGGGCAGCGGGACACCGAGCGTCGCCTTCTTGACCGCCGCATCGACGAGCTGGCCCAGGCTCACCCGCTCGGGGTTGGCCCACATGGCCTCGCACACGTCCGGGTCGGTCTGCGTACCGGAGGCCGTGAGGGCGAGCGCCACGGCCTCCTCCCACGGGTCGCTGAAGAAGCGGATCTTCTGCCGGCACTTCGCCACCAGGCCCGCCTCGGCCACCGAGAGTGCGTCTCCCGAGGCGTTCACGACCTGGCCGAGCAAGTAGTGGGGCGGGGTCTTGGTCTGGGCCGCCAGGTGCTGCACGAACTGGTCGGTGGCCTTGACGAAGTTGTCGAGATCGGTCGCCGGCAGGCTGGTGGCCTTGACGTCGGGATCGCCGAACGTCCAGACCCGCGACAGCGCGGCTTCGAGCCACTGCCGGCGCTCCTGGCTGCCGAACAGCGGCTTGCCGGTGTCGGGATCGCGCGGGCTCTCCCAGCCGGTCACCACGCGCTGCGGGAAGGCCCCGTACTCCGAGGCCACCAGCAGGTCGCTGGACAGCTTGTTGATGGCGTCCTGAAGCGAGAGCGCCGGCTCGAGGTCGGAGTGCGCCTGGCCCAGCAGCCCGGGCTTGTTCTCCATCGGGATGACCGGGACCACGCCGAGCGTGTTGACCACCTCGGCGGCCTCGTCGGTACGCGGCTCCCACTCGATCTCGCCGCTGCCCTCCCCGGGCCGGGCCGGCTCGCTCGACTGGTAGCGCAGCACGACCTCGGGCAGGTACAGCGTGACGTACTGGTAGCCGTCGTCGCCCAGCCACTGCTTGAGCGCGGCCAGGCGGTCGCGGCGGTTGGCCGGGTTGGTCACGACGACCACCTGCGAGCTGTGCTCGACGGTGATCAGCGGGTCGCCGTCGCGCGGATCGACTAGCAGGAAGGCGCGGCCCGACTTGCCGGCCTCAGTGTGGGCGATGACCGACTCCACGTCGAGGCCGTTGCGCTGCCACACGGCCCAGGCGGCGGGCGACGGCTTGCCGTCGATCTGGAAGCCCACCACGTCCAGGCGCTCGACCGACGAGTCCACGATGATCTGGCACCAGTTGTCAGCGAAGGCCCCGAACAGGTTGCCGAAGGCCTCGCGCCACTTCGCGGTGGCGAACTGCAGCGGGTGGTTGCCGTCGTAGTAGGCCTCGTACACCGCCGCCTGCTGGCGCTGCTCGTGGAGCTGGGTCAACAGCAGCGCGCGCCAGTCGAGCGCGGTGCGGTCGGCCAGGCGCGGGAACGCGGTCTGCTCGGGCGTGCTCACAGGAAGGCGGCGCTCCGACGCCGCTCGGTCGGCCCGGCGCTCAGCGCGTCGCAGCGAGCCTCGTAGGCCAGCACCGCTGCGATGGCGGCGTCGATCTTGTTGGCGCTGCTCTTGCGCTCCTTCTCAAGCCAGTAGCCGCCCCGGGCCTCACGCACCTGGGCGTTGAGCACATGCGCGGTGAGGTCGGGGTCTCCGGCGTGAGCTAGCGTCCGGGCCATCACGTCGGTGCGGAAGCGCTCGACGGCGGCCATCATCCGGCTGCGGTTGGTGTGGTAGCGCACCACCACGTCGCCGTACTCCCGCGCCCAGCCGTCGATCTCCGAGTACCACTTGGGCGGGTCGAAGTAGGCCCGGACGACGCGGAAGCGCTCCATGATCGAGGCCACGGCCGCGTCCACCTCGTCGCTGCGCACCTCCCACTCGGCCACCTGCTCGGGGCGCTCCCAGATGCGCAGGGGGACGAGCAGGCCGTCGTCCATCCGGCAGGCCACGAGCGCGGTCGCGTCTGCCGTGCGGGCACCGTCGAAGCCGAGCGCGATGGCCTCTCCGTCCTGCAGAGGCGCGGCGGTTTCCGACACGTCGCAGGCGGCCCAGGCCTCGGCCGGGATCCACCAGCCGTCACCGGCCAGCCAGAGCCCGCAGGCGAACCGCGCCCACTGCGACGGGAAGGTGGACGGCGAGTCGTGCCGCAGCGCCAGCGCTTCCTCGGTCTGCCAGCTCGCCGGGTTGGCCAGCTTGACCACCGCCATGTCGTGGCGGTCGTCCTCGGGCTCAAGCGCCCATTCGTGCATGACGTACATCTCGTCCGCCGAGGCGCAGCGCAGGTGCCGCCCGTCGCGCTTGATCGCGCGCAGCTTGCGGGCTGCGGCCCGCATCTGGCCGAGCGGACTGGTCTCGGCGTCGCCGGCCGTGCTGATGGCAATGAGCTGCCCGCGCCTCGGTCCCAGGCCGTCCCGGAAGACGCCGTAGAGGCCGGCGCTGCGCTGGCGGTGCAGCTCGTCAACGAGCGCCAGGGTCGGGATCACCCCGTCGGCGGTGTCCGCGTCGGCAGCGAGCACACGCAGCCGCCCGTCGTCGCGCGCCGAGCGCAGCTCCCGGTAGCCGCGCTTGATCAGGACGCGCTCGGCCAGGCCCGGCGAGCGCTTGACGAAGCCGACCGCCTGGTCATACAGGATGGTCGCCTGGTCGCGGCTGGCGGCGGCGATGACGCCCTCGGCGTCCTCCGTGACCAGCAGGTGGAACAGCCCGAGCGCGGCCAGCAGCGTGGACTTGCCGTTCTTCTTCGGCAGCACCACCAGCGTCTCGACCGTGCCGCCGAAGTAGTCGGCCAGCATCGCGCGCTGGAACGGTTCCAGGCGCATGGTCGAGCCCTGCTCAAGCACCAGCCGGGCGCAGAAGCGCTCGAAGACGTCCAGCTCGCCGCTCATGCGCCCCTCCGGCGCCGCTCGGCCAGCTCGTCGATCTCCGCGAACGGGTCGGGCGCGGTCGGCTCGGGCTCGACGGTGGCAGGCAGCTCAGGCGGCAGGGACTCCCGGATACGCATCGGCGTCCGGCCCCAGCGGTCGGGGTACTGGCGTTCCAGCAGCCAGGCGGCGGCCTGCCAGGACTTGCGCGCCGCCGAGGCGATGGCCGCGACGTGGCGCACCTCGCCCATCGCCCGGGCCTGCTCGACCTCCTTGCGGAACGAGCGGTACAGGGCGTCGGCGGGAGCGCCGCTGCGCCCCCGGCGCATCCACTCGGTGTACGTGCGGCGCGGCAGGCCGGCGGCCTTGCAGGCGACGTTGATGTAGTTGCCGGCCCGCAGCATGGCCACGAGCTGGTCGGTCATCTCGGCGGTGAGCGTGACCTCGCGGCCGACCAGGCCGAGGTGCGCGGTGCACTTGGTCTCGCCGTGCTTGGCGTAGGCCCGGCAGGGCGTGCCGGCCTCGGTCGTGGCGTCACACCGAGGCATGGGCTCCCTCGCCGACCAGCTCCTGGTAGCGCTCGCGCACCTGGCCCAGCCGCGCGGAGCGAAGCGGGCGGGTCTCGACCAGCCGGAGGCCGTACTCGTTCGGCGCGAGTGCGGCGAGGTCGATGCCGGGCTTCAGCTTGAGCGGCGTGTCGAACTTGCGCCAGTTGGCCCGGATGACGTGCTGCGGGCGGCCGTAGCGGCGATCGACCGAGGCCACGCCGGGCCAGGCCCGTTCCAGGTCCCGGGCCATCCGCAGCCGGCCGTCGCCGGCATACAGCACGTCGGTGTTGCCGCCGCGCATGGTCATCGACGCCTTCTTGACGATCTCGAAGACGTCGATCAGGGCCGTGCACAGGCCGGCGGCCAGGACCTGCAGGCACAGGTCGGTGTCCTCGTTGTAGCGACCGCGCCAGCGCTGCGGCAGGTCGTTCTGGATGCAGAAGCACGAGTAGACGTGCACGTTGCGCACCACCGGCGGCAGGCCGGGCACGCCGAACATGCAGTAGTTGAGCCCCGAGATCGCCAGGTTCTCGTAGCGGTCGGTGAAGTCCTCGACGCACCTGAGCGCCGGCCCGGCGTCGCAGGGGATGCGGCAGCCGTGGTAGTGGCGGCGGATCTCGGCGATGTTGTCGTCGAAGATCCAGTGGCGCTCGGCGCCGGTCTTGATGGCGTGCTCCCAGACGAAGTTGCGCGCCGGGATGGAGCCCTGGCCGAGGTTGGAGAACGGCAGCACCAGCAGCCGCTCGGCGCCGACCTCCGGGGCGTAGGCATCGTGCTCCTGCGGCTCGATGACCACCCGGTGCGGCACGCCGTCGCGGCGCAGGAACCGGCTCGTCAGGCACGACGTGGCCCGCCCCTTCGAGATGACGTAGACCGGGTAGCGCGGCAGCAGTGGGCTCATGCCGCAGCTCCGTCCTCGGCCGCCTGGCCCTCGCTGAAGCGCAGGGCGGCCAGGTCCTCGCGGTCGCGCGGCGGCCACCAGACCGACCACACGCCGCGTGTCGAATGGCGCGGCTTCTCGGCCCCGATCAGCTCCATGAGGCGGTTACGGTCGTCCTCGGTCTCGAAGCTGATGACCATCCGGAACGGACGCTCCACGCCGTCGTAGATCGGCAGCCCGACCCAGGCCGCGGCGTCGTTACGGTCGCCGATCTCCGACTCCGGCCGGGTGACGAAGACCAGGTTCGCCAGCATCTCGTCGTCGTAGCCCGTGCCCAGCAGGCCGTCCTCGTCCTGGTCGCGGATCTCGCGCAGCAGGTCGGCCAGCACGCGGTCGTCGATGGCGGCGAGGCGGGCGATCTCGTTGTCGCCGGTGAGCACCTTGAGCGCCTTCGGGTCGTCGCTGGCGACGCTGAGGCGGACGACCGGGATCTCGGTCATGCCCGCCGCCCGGGCCGCATCGACCACGCCGTGACCGGCCAGGATCACCCCGTCGGAGGCGACGATGACGTTGCGGTAGAAGCCGTGCTCGCGCAGCGACTGGACGAGGTGGCCGATCTGGCCCTCGGTGTGCTCGCGGTAGTTGGCCGGGTGCGGCCGGAGGTCGGCGAGCTGGGCGACCTCGACGGCGTGCACGACGGGCAAAGTGGCCATCGTCACCGGCTCCCGGACGTCCGCCGACTTTTTTTCCCGACGGGC